GAGGTCAATACCGCATTGTTCATGCTTCGATGTGTCCAGTGCGGTATTTCCATTTCCGATTTAGAGCTTCTCAGCATCGGAATGGTGAACGACATGTTTGTTGAGATGAAAAATGATGAATATGAGTATCCGATAGTTGCCACGCAAGAAGATATAGACAGGTTATAAGGAGGTGGGTTTAGGTCAAAGAGAGTTAAAGGAATTACGATTGAATTAGACGGAGATGCAAGCGGATTAGACAAGGCACTTAAGGGCGTAGAAAGCAGTCTAAGCAGCACCCAAAGAAGTCTGCGAGATGTGAATAAACTTCTAAAATTAGACCCGTCTAATACCACCTTGCTAGCACAAAAGCATAATTTGCTTCAAAAAGAAATCGAAGAAACGAAGAATAAATTGAATGTTTTGAAAAAGGCGAATAAAAAGGCTGGAGAAAGCGTCAAGAATTATGATGCCTGGGAAAAAGCTTATGAACCGATAAGACAGGAAATGGAAAAAACCAAAACTTCTATTTCTGAATTGAAGAAAAAAATGAAAGAATTAGAAGATGTTGGAGATATTGACACGGAGGAATATAAGAAACTTCAATCGGAGTTGAAAGAATCCAATAGCCATCTGAAAGAATTGAAAAAGCAAGCAAAAGAAACTAGCGATGAATTTGGAAATCCGATAAGTACATCACAATACGATGCGTTACAAAGAGAAATTGTTGAAACAGAGCAACATCTTAAGACATTAAAAAAGACAGCCGGAAGCGGAAGTGCAACGCTTGAAAAAGTATCGACAGTAACCGGAAAAGTCGGAAAAGGCTTGACAAATGCGGGAAAAGCAATCATGCCGGCTTCTGCAGCTATTGCTGGACTTGGAGCAGTGTCTGTCAATACGGCAAACGATTTTGAATCTGCGATGTCGCGAGCAGCAGGAGCACTTAATATGCCGATGTCACAAATGGGCGAGCTTAGAGATTTAGCAATTAAAACAGGACAAGATACTATTTTCTCTGCAAAAGAGGCTGGACAAGCAATTACAGAGCTTGCAAAAGGCGGATTGACCGAAGCAGATGTTAAAGGTGGAGCGTTAAAAGCTACGATGGATTTAGCAGCGTCGTCAGGTATGGAACTTGGTAGTGCTGCGAACGTAGTAGTGCAGGCAATGGGAGCATTTGGCTTGTCCGCAAGTGAATCGGCAGAAGCAGTGAATGCTTTAGCAGGAGCGGCAGCAGCGTCATCTACAGACGTAGAACCACTCACACAAGGTTTGTCGCAAGCATCTGCACAAGCAAAAAATGCTGGTTGGTCTATACAAGAGACTACAGCGGTTCTTGGAAAATTTGCCGATGCTGGAATTGTTGGAAGCGATGCAGGAACATCTTTAAAAACAATGTTGCAGAAATTGGCGGCACCGACAGACAAGGCAGCTGAAATGATAGCCAATCTAGGAATTCAAACACGAGATTCAAGCGGAAATCTCCTCGGTGCATCTGACATGGCTCAAGAACTGAAAAACAAGCTTAGCGGATTATCATCTGCGCAAAGAGATGCTGCATTGCAGACAATTTTTGGATCTGACGCAACGAGAGCAGCAACTGTACTAATGAATAGCGGTGCGGAAGGACTTACGTCTTATATTAAAGCTACGAACGATCAAGAAGCGGCGCAAAGACTTGCCAACTCGCAGATGGGAGAAGGAGAAAAAGCAATCGAAGAGATGAAGGGATCTCTGGAAACTGCAGCGATTACAATTGGTAGCAAATTAGCACCCGTGATTACAAAGGTAGCAGAATTTATAACCGATTTAGTGAACAAATTCTCTGCCCTTCCAGAGGGAGTACAGACTGCTATTGTTGTTATAGGTGTAATTATTGCAGTGCTAGGACCATTACTCATTATTATAGGGCAGATGGCAATAGGGATATCAGCCTTAACAGCTGCTTTTTCGGCTCTGTCAGTGCCTTTACTTCCGATAATCGCAATTATTGCGGCCGTGATAGCGGCTATTGTTGCTATTGTTTTGGTTATAAAAAACTGGGGCTCAATAACGGAATGGTTTGGAAATTTGTGGTCTACTATCTGTGGGAAAATTCAAGAAATCGCATCTACAGTAGCAACATTTGTGAGTGAAAAAATATCTGCGTTAGCACAAAGCTTATCTGGGATATGGGAAAACATCAAGACGATAGCAGCAGCCGCATGGGAGATGATTAAAAATATTATTCTCGGACCAGTTCTGCTTTTGTGTGATTTAGTGACAGGAGATTTTGATCAATTAAAATCGGATGCACAAAATATTTGGGATAATATTAAAAAATACGCATCCATAGCTTGGAACGCTTTAAAAGATTTAGTTGCAAGTGTAGCTAATGGACTAAAAGAAAAAGCAGTAGAAGCTTTTAAGAAAATGGTTTCTGGAATAGGAGAAAAATTAAGCAGCTTAGGAAGCACAGTGCAAAATGGTTTCCAGTCTGCAATAGACTTTATTACATCCTTGCCATCGAAAGCGGTTGAATGGGGGAAAGATTTTATACAAGGATTGATCGATGGAATTAAGTCGATGATATCTAAAGTCACAGATGCAGTAGAAGGCGTGGCAAAAAAAATTCGCTCATTTTTGCATTTTTCAAGACCAGATGAAGGACCTCTCAGGGAGTACGAAACATGGATGCCGGATATGATGAATGGTTTGGCGAAAGGAATATATAGCAATATGCCTGTGTTGGAAAAAGCAGTGAGCGCAGTATCGAAGACGATGAGTGGAGATTTAAGTAGAGGTTTATCTATGAATCCTCAAATTGCTTATGCAGCCAACCAATCTGTGAATGTAAACAACGATGTGACGGTGATGGTGGGGAATGAGCAATTTAAAGAGTATATTGTAAAGACTGCATCAAATGGCATTTCAAATATGCAAAAAGGATATACATCGGCAAGAGGAGGAAAATATGTTTGATATTGAGTATGGAGGAATTGCAGCTGATTCACTTGAAGTTAAGATTTCAGAACGTCCGCATATTCCGACACCAAAAAAAAGATACAAATCAATTTCTATTCCGGGGAGAAGTGGAGATTTGATTGAGGTAGATGGAGAATATGAAGATATCGAAATTCCTATCAAAATGAATTTTATAGCAGATCCAGAAGAAGGGGGAATGAAATACCGTAAGATAAAAAAATGGTTACTCAGTGGTGCGAATGTGCTTGTGTTTTCAGACGATGCAAGTGTTTTCTTTAAAGTTAAAAATGTATCTATTGATGATATAGAAAGAGTTGCGAAAGTGGGGTGGACATTTAAAGCATTATTTTTATGTGATCCGTATACATATCTTTTGGATGGAATACGAGAATATAATGTAGAAGAACTAATATATAATCCTTATGAGGTGGCTCATCCAATATATAAAATTGCTGGAGAGGGCACTTGTAGCATAACCGTAAATGAAAAAGTAATAACTGTAAATGTCGGGCAGAATATGACGATTGATACGGATAGAATGTTGGCATATCGCGAAGATGGAACGCTAATAAACACATCCATTACAGGGGAATATGAAGATATGTACTTGGCGGAAGGAGAAAATATAATCCGTGCGTCAAAAGGCTTTAAGATAACGGTGATTCCGAACTGGAGGTGTTTATAATGATACAATTATACAAAGCGGAAAATAAGAGTTTTGAATGTAATGGAGATATGACTCTGATACCTTCGAAAGCAACTGTTCACGTTGTGATGAATGGGGCGTGGGAAGCTGAAATTGAGCATCCGATTGACAAAGAAGAACGTTGGAGATATATAAAGGAAAATGCAGTTGTAAAGATGCCTTCTTTTAATGGTAAACAGCTTTTCCGGATAAAGAAGAAACGCAAGTCAGATTCGGGGGTTGCTGCAACTCTTGAACCGATTTTTTTTGATGCGAAGGATGATTGCTTTTTGACGGACATAAGACCGACGGGAAAGAATGGACAACAGGCTTTGGATATTATGACATCACCGAATAACAAATATACAGGAAAGTCAAATATAACAATACTATCAACGGCGTATTATGAGTACATGAATCTGATTGAGGCGATTAATGGGAATCAAGACAATAGTTTTGCAAATCGTTGGGGAGGAGAAATCTTATTTGATAATTTTACAGTAGTTATTAATGATCGGATAGGAATAGATAACGGAGTAGAACTTAGATATGGAAAGAATATTTCTGTTGATGGTTTATCTGAGGAGATTGATGTAAATGCTGTTGCAACACGTATCTATCCCAAAGCGTTTAATGGACATAAATTGTCAGGAACAGGATATATAGATAGTGATCTGATAGGGAAGTACCCTGTTGTAAAAAGCGTAACGATGTCATTCGAGGATGTAAAAATGATTTCTGACATTCAGGGAGAAAATGATACAGAAGGGATTATTATTTGCAATAATCAAGAAGAATTAGATGATGCATTGATAAAAAAATGCAAAGAACAATTCGATTCCGGATTGGACAAGCCAGTAATTACAATTGAAGCTGACATGATTTTATTAAAAAATACAGAGCAGTACAAAGACTATGCGATATTGGAAGATGTGAGCCTAGGAGATACAATACATTGCAGGAATAGCAATCTTGAAATCGTAACAGATGCAAGGGTAATTGAACTGGAATATGATTCAATTAGACAAAAGGTAACATCTGTTGTGTTAGGAAGTTTCCAGTATAACTATTTTAATGATGTTTCTAGTATGATTAATCGTGTGGGAGGTGCTATTCGAGGAGATGGAACGGTAGTGGCCACACAAGTACAAGGAATATTGGATGCAGTTAAAACACAGATGCGAGCGCAATCGACAATTGCAAAAAAGCAAAATGTAAGGGCGATGTTATTTGAAGACTTAGATCCTGATTCCGAGACGTTTGGAGCGATGTGCTTAGGAACAATGGGATTCCAAATTGCCGGAGAAAGAACGGCAGATGGAAGAGATTGGAATTGGACTACGTTTGGAACTGGGAAAGGATTTTTTGCAGATTATATAGTGGCGGGAACGATGCTAGCAGACAGAATCTACGGTGGCACACTTACCCTCGGCGGATATAATAATCAGAATGGGAGGATGACTATTCAGGATGCGTCTGGAAATGAAATTGGCAGATGGGATAGTAAAGGGTTTAGTGCAAGCGGAAGATTTGAGAGTAAAAACACATCGGATGGAAGCTCTGTTATTGTAGAAAACGGTTATATATATATCAAAAACAAAGCGGGAAAAGTAACGGGTGCAATTTCGTACATCAATGGTGGAGTTACGATAGATGCGTTAGTAGGAAGTAACCCACCGAGATTAACTCTTTCAGAGAATGGGAACATTATGTTGGTTAATGACGGAGGAAAGGGCTCTTGTTCAATCGGTGGTGGAGAATATTTGTCGTTAAGTGCTGATAATATTTCTATCAGCGGGGGAAAAACAGGAACAGCAGAATTCAGTGATGGAAGTTATCTGCAGTTCAAAAGTGGAATCCTTGTTGGCGGGAGAACATCATCAGGAAGTACTTTTTAGAGAGGGAGAGATAAATGTCAGTAATAGAAACAGCAGTAAATTGGGCGATTGGAATTGCGAATGACAATAGTCACGGATATGATCAGGGCGGTCGAGATGGACCGAACTACGACTGCTCTTCCTTGTTGTCGTGGGCATATCATAATGCGGGATTAAATACTAGACCGGGATATACGCCAGCGACAGGTTCCATGTACAGTGTGTTTACTAATGCCGGTTTTGTGGATGTAACAAATCAGGTAAGTTTATCACGTGGCGACGGAATGCAGCGAGGAGACATTTTGCTGAAACCAGGAAATCATACGGCGATGCATATTGGAAATGGACAACTTGTCGAAGCAAGCCAAAACGAGCATGGAGGAATTACTGGAGGTGCAAGTGGAGATCAGACAGGGAAAGAAATATGGGTACATGGATATTATAATTTTCCTTGGACATATGTCTTGCGATATCCAGAACAAAGCAAAGGAGTATCGTTGGTCAAATGGATACCAGGATAAGGAGGGGCGATGTTGAATGCAATAAGCAGAATGAATATTGAATTACTACACAAGACGTTACGAAAAAAAATTCCAGTAATACAAAATGACACAGGGAGAAAACTTGAATGTACCGTTACGGATTGTAAGCTTACAAGCGAAATTAAAGCGAGAATTTGGGCTATGAAACCTAGTGGAAAAATCGTATATAACAATTGCAACATTAAGGGAAATGTTGTGACGATTGATTTAACGAATCAATTACTAGCGGAACAAGGTTTGGTAGCCTGCCAACTAGAATTTATAGAAGCGGAAAGTAGCGTATCCTCATATGAGTTTGTATTAGAAGTAGAAAGAGATTTATCTGGCTTCGGACCGGAATCAGAAAATGAATCAACGGTATTAGATGAATATTTTCTAAAAATACAGAAGGCAATTAAAGATACGGAAAAAGCTATCAATGATGCAAATGAAGCAGCAGACTACGCAATAAAGGGAGGGAACTATGCAAAGACCCAAGGGGACGATGCAAAAACCAAGACTTCAGAAGCCGTAACAGCTGTGCAGGCTGCGATACAGGAAATTACCGAGGAATTTAAGA